TCAGAAGATGTTCCAGACCTTTCCCGTATTGTTGTAGCACTAGACCCTGCTGTCACCTCAAATGCTGAGAGTGATATGACAGGTATTGTTGTTGCAGGTATAGATGTCAATGGTATAGCTTATGTATTAGGCGATTACACTGACAGACTGTCTCCTCAAGGGTGGGCATCAAAAGCAATAGAATTATACTATCATCACGAAGCTGATCGTATTGTCGCCGAAGTAAATCAAGGTGGTGATATGGTTAAAACAACTATACATGGTGAAGATGACACAGTACCTTACAAAGCTGTACGTGCATCTAGAGGTAAATTTGCTAGAGCTGAACCAATATCTGCACTCTACGAGCGTGGATTGGTCAAGCATGTGGCGAACCCTAAAGATGACGCTTCGCTTAACGAATTAGAAATACAAATGCGAACATGGGAACCATTAGGGTCGATTGGCTCCCCAGATAGATTAGATGCTCTAGTATGGGCAATTACTGACCTCTCACTCAACGGNTACACAAAACCAAAACTGACCCTCGCTTATTCTAGTGTTAAGGGACTTTCACGTTAACTATAGAAGTATTATTGTCATGGTAAAGAAACTCTCAGAATCAAAAGCTAAATCTACATTAGGTGTAGCTGGTGATAACACATACAACGGTCAAATCCGAGCTGATGAGTTCCTACCTGAACTTCGAGGTAAGAAGGCAATACGCAAGTACCGTGAGATGCGTGACAACGATAGTACTATTGGTGCTGTCATGTATGCTGTTGAGCAGATCCTGAGAGATGTAGACTTACACGTAAAAGCAGTAGACGATAGCCCTGAAGCTATAAGAGAAAAAGAATTTGTAGAGAGTGTCCTGATAGACATGGAACATTCTCTTGATGATCACATAGCAGAAGCTATATCTAATTTGTCGTATGGCTTTAGCTGGAATGAAGTTATATATAAGAGACGTGTAGGTCCAACAGAGAGATCCCCTAAGAAGAACTCTAAGTTTACAGACGGACGTATTGGTGTTCGTAAGATAGCCGCCCGTGCGCCTTGGACTATAAGTAAGTTTGATGTAGATCGCAAGACTGGTGAAGTTCTAGGTATAGAACAAGAGATAGGCTACAAGAATGGTAGAAATTATATACCCACTAATAAGTCTCTTTACTATAGAACAACTAGCCTTAATGGAGACCCCTCTGGTCGTTCTATTCTTCGTAATGCTTATACTTCTTATGAGTATCTTAATAATTTACAAGCGATAGAAGCTATTGCAGTAGAACGTGAGTTAGCTGGTATTCCAGTAGCTCGTATACCTGCTGAGTACTTATCAGGTGATGCTTCTGCCGCACAGTCAGGCTTCGTTGGAAACTTACAACAGATCCTTAGAGATGTTAAGTTTAACGAGCAAGGTTACATAATACTACCTTCTGATAGCTATCCAGACAAAGATGGTTCTCCTACTAACCAGAAACTAGTTGACATAGAACTTATGTCTTCTAGTGGTAGCCGTAATATAGACATTGATCCTATTGTTAAGCGTTATCAGCATGACATAGCAAGATCTATGCTTTCCGAGTTTCTTCTACTAGGATCTCAAGGTGGTTCATACGCCTTATCCAAGTCGAAGACAGACCTGTTCCTTCGTGCGCTTGAGAGTTACATCCAAGCAATCACAGATGTTCTCAACAAACAGTTGGTCGAGCGACTGTGGGAGTTGAACGGTCTGAACTATGACATGATGCCAACTATTGAAGCTGGTGATGTTGCCCCACACGACTTACGTGAGATCGCTAGTTTCCTACGTAATCTTAATGGTGCTAACATTGATGTATCTCAACACCCAGAGGTTATTAGTGATCTTATGGGTATAGCCGAATTAGAATACGACCCGAACATAAATGTTAATATTGAAGATGAGGTTGAGGACTAATGAGCAATCCTACAAAGATATACAATGATTATGTTAGAGCTAATTTACCTAGCACTATGACTTTCGATTCTACTACTGATCGCTACGATATTAATAATCATTCTTTCTTGAGCTTCAAGGAGGCTAATTGGTATTTTAAGTATGTAACTAAGTATGGTTATACTTCCCTTTCAGTTTATGCTGTAAACAACTTTGATCCTGACCTAGTGTTTGACTTCAAGCAGAACTACTACAGGACAGGTGGCACAGAAACTACCCTAAGCCCTGCTGTAACTCATGCTCGTGCAGGTCAAGCTACGATGGTAGACTCAGATGGTCTTCTCAAATGGGCACCACATAACTTGCTGACCCATAGTGGTGACTTAACCAATGCTGGGTGGAATGATAGTAACGTGACAGTAACGGCTGGTCAGAATAACTTTGAGGGCAACCCAACAGCCTTCAAGATAACACCTACTGCTATTAGTGGTCTTCACAGGCTCTATAAAACCACAGGCAACAGCAATCTTGGTACTGGCATACTTACAACAGTAACTATAGACGTAAAGGCAGATGGCTATAACTTCTTTACGATTGCCCACCATTTCAACACATATGTGACTATCAATCTGTCAGACGGGACTGTAGCTCTAAATGTTAATGGCGTATCACCGACAGTAACAAGTTTGGGTAATGGTTGGTACAGGTTTTCAGTAACCTCTTCTGCTGGGACACAAGAAGTCTTTTCGGTAGGGGAAACGTCTACACATGGCAGTTTCGGTTCACAGACCTTTACAGGGGATGGTACGTCTGGGGTTCTAGTGGCCTACCCACGTTCTCACCGCAGTGACTTAGGTGGCATGGTAAACAACTCAGCAACAGGCAACAGCTACGTTCCAACATCCGGTTCTGCTGTTTATGCACCAAGAGTTGGACATCACGTCTACAATGGCTCTGCTTGGGTTAACGAAGGCGTACTCCATGAGAGTGAAGCTAGGACTAACATTGTGGCTAACTCTGGTGATAGTAGCTCTGTGTTTATACAGTACAATACTCAACTAGTTGCGAGTGGGGTTACTGTGCCTGACGGTAGCACCGATGCCTACCTCTTGTATCCTAATAGCTCTGGCGTAGCTAGGTTTATCTACACTCCCGCCGAGACTCTGACTGAGGGTGCAACACAAACAAGTAGTATTTACATGAAGGCCAGTGGTGTTACTACGGGTTTATTTTATAGCTCCGATGGTGGAGGTCTTAGTGCATCGGGCTTGGCTTGGTTTGACCTGAGTGCTGGAACTGTTGGCACCGTTGTGTCAGGGTACACTGCCGCTATAGAAGACGTAGGCAATGGTTGGTATAGATGTTCAGTTTCAGGTGTTACCTTAAATGGAGGATACCTTATAGTCGGAGTAGCCGATGCTGATAACAGCACCACTGTTCTTAAAAGCGGCACAGACGGAATACTAGTATGGGGCGCACAAGCAGAAACAGGCTCAACCCCATCAAGCTACATCCCAACATTAGGTTCAACAGTAACAAGGGCGGCTGAGACACTAACAGTCCCTGCGGCTAATCTACCTTATAGTTCTACTAACATGTCTATCCAGATGGACGGTAAGATGACATATGCTGACAATGGTGAGCTATACGAGGTTGCGCAGTACTTCTGGAATCTCAATTCTAGTAACCGAATAATCTCAGCTTTGCAAACAAGCGGCTCCTTTACAGGGAAGCAAATCTTTGAACAGAGAGCTAATGGAGTAATTGATAATGTAACAGGAGCAAACGCTGGCTACTCCCCAAACATCAACGTCCCATTTAACATAGCATCCCGTCACGGCTCTACGTTCGTCAACGGTGCGCATGAAGGTACACTCCTGACAGCCAACACAACACCTACGGCTCTCCCTAACTTGTTATCTACTGACCTAAACTTAGGATATGACTTCATGGGTACAATCGGTAAGTTCAGAATGTGGGATGAAGACTTAACAGACACAGGTATTACGGAGGCTTCAACATGATAGAAGAAACAGAAGTAATCAAAACGGACTTCTACTTAAAGTTAGCTAATGAAGCATCAATGGCTACAGTCTTGTCAGCTTTCTATAATGAAGATGATGAGTTTTTGTCAAATACATCAGACTACTCTATCGACGTTGTAGGTACTCTACACGAGGCTACAGGTAACACCCTGACAGATGATGAGGGTATGGAGTATCCTGAAATGCAAGCTATGACAGGCTGGCATGTGAACATTAGATTAGTAGGTGATGCAGTTAGAGAAGCTGTAGAAACATTAGACACATCTTATGGTGTGACACCTGATGCACCAATGAGAGTTTGGTTGTAACTAAAGGATTTATAAATGACAACTTGGTCAAGACTTATATATCAACACGATCCTTTAGCTATAGCTCAGGGAGATGTTAACTATTATTCCTCAGTGCAGAAATTCGGTGCTAATTTCGATATAGGTAGTAACTCTGACCCAGAGAGTGTCTGGAGTGTTGGAGGTCTTTACCCTTGGTCTGCTCTAGACACTGCGGAGACTTTGTATATTATCTCAACAGACAATGCTGATACAGATACTGTTCTCCTTGAGGGACTCGATGAGAATTACCTCCCTATAACTGAGTCTATTCAGATGAGTGGTACTACAGCAGTTACTACAGTTAAGCAGTTCAAGCGTATTTATCGTATAGAATACAATCACGGCACTATTAACTCAGGTGTTGTTACAGCTAGGACCACAAGTGCTACAGGTACTATAGTAGCTCAGGTTGATGCTGAATTAGCTCAGACCCTAATGGCTGTTTATACAGTACCTGCTGGGTTCACCGCTTATCTACTTAATCTTGACTTCTCTACAAACAAAGGTAAGGATGCTCAGTGTAGGTTGTACGCAAGAGAGTTTGGTAGGTCTTTTAGGATTAAACACTTAACTGAGGTGTACGAGAATAATTATAGATATGATTTCACTATACCGCTACACTTTCCTGAGAAAACTGACATAGACATGATTGCCTATCAAGTTGAAAGTGCTAACACACGAGTATCATGCAATTTTGATTTAATTTTAGTAGATAATGCGAGGCCAAACCATTGAGTATTTTAAAAGGACAATACGCAACAGACGTATTTACAACTGAAGCTGAAGCTAGAATTAGGTCTATGGATCTAGGTTTAGATGGAGCAACTCACGTATACGACTACCAAGGTCAAGCTGTTTACATGCCAGCGGCCTCACACGAGGCTTACATGGCTTATATGGGGGGTAAAGTCCCAGAAGATGCTGAACAGCCCTCAGTGGACCGCATAGAGGCTCTCAGAGCCATTGTAGCTGAAGTAATGAAGAAAGAGTTTGCTAAAGCAAACATTGAAGGTAAGATCCTTAAGACTGACGACGAACAGAGGTTAGTCTATGGTTGGGCTTCAGTAGTAACCGAAAACGGGGAAGCTGTAGTA